CCTGTTTCTGCTGGTGGTGCTTTTGTAGTTGGTGAGAAAGGCCCAGAATTATTACAGATGGGTTCAAGAGGTGGCAACATTATTCCAAATAATAAGCTTGGAGGAAGTACAACCAATATTGTTAATGTTTCTGTTGATGCGTCTGGTTCAACTGTATCTGGGAATACACCAGATGCACAGCAACTAGGAAATCTTATTGGAGTAGCTATCCAAGAAAGATTAATTAAAGAAAAACGATCAGGAGGTTTATTAAGTAGGTAATGGCAACTTTTCCAAGCATCTCACCGACTTACGGAATGAGAAAAAACAGCAATCCAAATACTAAAATAATTAAACTTGGTGATGGCTATGAACACAGATTAATCTTTGGATTAAATCAAAATCCTAAAACTATTGATCTAACCTTTGTCGTATCTGAAACAGATTCAGATACTATCGAAACATTTTTAGATGCTAGAGCTTTAGATAAGGCAAGCTTTACCTTCACGCCCCCAGCAGAATCAAGTTCATCACAGTTTGTTTGTGAATCTTGGTCTAAATCAATTCCATACAATAACAGGGCAGTAATTACAACAACTTTCAGAGAGGTATTTGAACCGTAATGCCAATACCAGTATCAGAACTACAAAAAATAAATCCTAGTTCAGTTATAGAGCTTTTTACTTTGACTTTAGACAGTACATTACATGGATCTACAGATGTGCAGAGGTTTCATGCTGGCTCAAACGATCTAAACAATGGAGATATTATTTGGCAAGGTAATACATATCAAAAGTTTCCATGTCAGGCTGAAGGTTTTGAATTTGATGGTGCTGGTGGTGCTATACCTAGACCAACTTTTACAATATCTAATGTTTTAGGAACTATTACTGCCTTGTTTGCAACTGTAAATGCTGTAACTGCTAATAATGATCTTAATGGTGCAAAATTTACAAGGATTAGAACTCTTGCAAGG